TAAGATTAGCAGGCTTTGAAATTTGAATAGTCTCACCACCTTGGAAACCGTTCATTCCGTCAAATGCACTAGAAGATTCTTTGTCGATTGTCTTAGCGAACACACATTTGTCCTCTAACATTCTTACGATGGTCTTAGAGATGACACCAGGTGCATCTTTCAGGGTATTAATAGCATTAGCCATTTTTTATTTTCCTTATGTTGTCATGAATCGATAGGCGGCATCACCGTCCATATCATCCAATCGTTTTGATTTAGCCCCTGTACCTTTAGCCCCCTTAATCGGAGTAGGCGCAGAACTAACTGTTTTCTTCTTAACTTGAGCTGGAGAGTGACTTCTATACTGTGCTTGGACTATCTCAATACGAGCCATTTCAATAGGCATGTAAGATAGCTGTTCAAGCTTACCTTCCTTCGCCATATTATAAAAAGCTGTCGGAGCGTCCTCAATCTGCATAAATGCTTGCTCTAACTCTGGTGAGAAACTATCAATAAGATCACTGTACGGATCACATACTGCGTTAAAGTCTGGTATGCTTTGAACTGCTTCAGCTACCTTACTAACTACGTGTGCTTGTCTTTCCTGTACATATGCGACTTTTTGAGTTTCTTCTAAATTTTGTAGCTTAGCATCAGTTTGCTGATTTTGAGCTTCTTGAATTCCATTCACGGCTTGAAACTTAGCTTCAGCCTTTAAGTAATCAACCACTGTTTCATAGTCATCCTCTTTTGGAGCTTCCTTAGATTCAGGTCTGTCGGCTACTTGTTGTTTTAGTAATTCAATCTCACGCTTCATTTCATCAGCTTGATGACGGTATTTATTAGTTTGCTTCTTCTGTTTAGCTAGGGCATTCTCAGCTTTCTTAGGCCATTTTTCCTCAAGCTCATCATATTCAGCAACTTCTTCTTCTGTCTTATCAGTGAACTCAACTTCTGCTTCCTCAGCTACTTCTGCCTCTGGTGCTTCTACTTCAGCCACTTCTTCAACATCTTGTGAATTATCTTCAGGAGTCTCAACAACCTCAGCTACTGCGGTTTGTTCTGCTAACACTTCATTTATGATATTTTCAGTCGTATCCATAGGTTTCTTCTCTCTCTTGGTTTACATCGGCTTGATCGCCTGATGACTGCTGTAGGTCAGCAATTCCTTTAAGCGCAGTTGAGGCCACCTTGATTTCACTGTCTACATCTTTGTATTCAGCGTCAGTCTCGGCCTTAAATGCGTTAATCTCGTTGTTTGTTTCTTTGATGCTATAGTCTCCCAGAGCTTTCATCTTATCCATCTCTAGTCTATCTGCTTCCAATTGAACCTTCTTAGATTCATTAGATAGCTTACCTTGCTCAACATCACGCTTCAGTTGTTCATCAGCTTGCTTGCTCTCTAGTGCTTGAGCCATTTGTTGCAATTGTTCTTGAAGCTGTTGGATCACCTGCTGTTCTTGAGACTGTTCATCGCCTTCTTCTTCTAGCAATTTAGGATCTATCACCTTTTCCATACGTTTAGATACAGCTTGAGAACCTGGGAAGTCTTGGTATTTAAACAGTAGATCACCCATAACTTGCATCATCTCAGGACTAGCCATAGCTATCTCTTTCATGTATGCAGCAGCTTCCTCACGTTGAGTAGTAAATGGTTGACCAGTAGTAACCGTAATATCGTACTTACCAACAGTCAGATCAACGGACTCATCTTGCTCTTCAGCCATCTCACCGTTAACGCCTACCTTCTTGATCTCTTCCTCATCTCCAAGGATAGTCAGGATGCGTGCTGTATCGTAAATCTCAGGTATTGCAGAGTTTAAGATGTTCCCTACATGGGTAATTGAGCGAACTAAGTTGTCACCAAAGTGGAACGTAGCTACATCACCTTCAGCTTTACGGCTGTTAATAGCCACACCAGAGGTCTCATTAGACCTTTCACCAATAGATGCCCCATACATACCCATAGTAGCTTTAATGTCATCTACGGACTCTCTAGCAGCATTTACGATACCAGTGGGGATAGTTGGTGGTGCTTCTCTTCTAGGAGGAGCTGTAGGGTTGCCATGGGAGTCTACGGTGTCATATCTCAATACCATAGATTTATCAGGGCTAACCCAATCTTCTTTGTAATTCTCGGTAGCGCCTGCTGCTACTACCCACGGAGCATTAGGCTGCTTCATCAATAGCTCAGTCTCTAGTGATCTCCAGTAGTTATATAACCTTTGCGCATCTTTTGACTTACGGATAAGTGAATATAGGTGGCGCTTACCTTTAGCCCAGCCAATCTCGCCATATACAGGGACAATAGGTACGTACTTACCAGGGAAGGTTGTTTCTTCTAGTACGTCAGAGCCACTCATCTTGCAGCGTCTTACAGTTGGGTCGTATGTTTCACGTGTAATAGTGTACTCAACGCCCTCCTGAACTTCTTCAATAATCTCTTTATCTACGAAGTTCATGCCATCGAATGATTGTTCAACACGTTTACCAATAGTTATCTTCTTCTTATCGATGTAGAAATATTCGGCAATAGTTACCTTTTCGTTGTCTCCATCAGAATCAGTATTCTCAACATCTCTAAACGAGATAGCATCCTTACCAGGATATTCTCTCTTAAACTCAGCGCCAGTCATTGTGTCTAGTACAAATGCGTGTTGCATATCAGAACCGTCTGGCTCTATTGAGGTGGAATCTATCAAGATAGCTTGAGGGTTAATACATGACTCAATCATAAGCTTCTGGTCAAATGAGTCAGCATCTTCAAAGTCGTGGTCAACACGTATAAAGCCAATAGATGACTTAACGGAGAACTCAACAGCATTATCATATACTGCGTCAGCCTTACTATCTTGTTGTATCTTACGGATTAAGCCTTTACGTACATCAGCTTTCTCTACGTCACCATCAGTATTAGGGATTACGTTAATAGTAGGAGTGTTCATGCGGATATCGTTAACCACTTGATGAACAAACTGCCCTAACTGGTCAATAGTTAGCGCTGGACGGCCTGAGTTAATTCTGTCTTGGATGTCTATACCATTCCACTGCGCATCTTCAGCATCTGACTGAAAGTATAGGTCATCAGCGGCTTTGGTGTATATTTCGCTCCAATGAGCATCATCGATAGCATATAGCCTTTGAGCCTTAGCTATCTTATCCTGTGCGTCTGTTGGTGTTTCATTTTCGTCAATCAATATACATTTATCCTCTGTTTACAGTTACAAAGTGATAATCATGTATCCAAAATGGCTTAATCTGATTTATCGACCTGTCGATTATAACATTAACCCTCTATTGCGTCAACCCATCCAAGCGGTAGAGCTTGTGTTACTTCGTCTATGTGTAGGTGTCGTGTCTTTCAATAAGCTACCCTTCTGTATCGCAGCAGCTAATGCAGCGTATCGTGCAGCACTTGCTCCATGCTCTGACCAATCGTGGTATGGGTCTTTCTTAAACATCTGGCGGTCTTCATCCCATTCATAATGGTAGTTGTCTAGTGTGTGAATACCATCCTTAGTCTTCTGAGCATCAAATACGCTATATGCTAATACCTTCCTAGTCTCATCAATACCACTGGCAAGGGAAGTTCTCGGAAGTACGTAGTTTGGTAACCCTAGATCAGCTAATTGTTTACTAGGCTTCACACCCCTAACGTTGTTAGCGCCTCCATCGTGTGGTAGATAGTGCTTGCTGTATACATATGGCTTGTTCTTAACCAATAGAGCGTAATGAGGCAGAAACTCCCCCGAGTTCTCGTAGTAATCAATCCATCTAAGCTCACGCCCTACGAATTGTAAGAACCATATGGCTGTAGAATCCCCGTACCCCAAATCCCACGCAGTGAATACTTCAAAGCTAGGGTCATATGGCACTCTGCATATACGCCCATCTTCTCTAGCCTTGTTCATTTGTTTAGCGTATACCACACCAGAACGCCTAGTATCTGGCATTCCCTCCCATATATGCTCATATGCCTCTGGATCTTCACGCTGTAGTTTTAAGCGCTCTTTCTCTAGCACTCCAGGGAAGAATGGGTTATCACGCCACGATACCTTCTGTACATATACGTCATCATCTTGCTTAGCAATGAATCGTTGGTAGGTTGGGTCTGTAACGTTCTTAGTGTTAAAGCTAATCCATATCTCTGATT